AGTGATACCCAAGTAGGTGGAGATCATTACACTAACTTAGCTATCCAGCCTATGTACTACTCTATGGTTAATGAGTTGAATGCACTACAACATACAACCATTAAGTATGTTACTCGTTACCAAGACAAAGGCACACCACTACAGGATCTGGCTAAGGCTAGGCACTGCATTGATATGCTAATAGAGTTTGAACTGGAGGGAAAATGTGGATAGAGTTTGAGAATCGTTGGTTGAACGTAGACCAAGTAGTATCTATAAACGAAGACGCTAAGACCATATCATTATCTAATGGTAAAGAAGTGCAGATATCTGAAGGTGGTATCTCTACTATCATTAAGCATGTCAAAGGTCTAGCTATGCAGAAACCAAAAGCAAATAACAAAGCATTAAAACAAATCAAATAGTTTCCACGGAAATTAATAGGGGGCAATTAAGCCCCCTTCATGATCTATTAATATATATAAATGATGTTATAAGATATGCTATTACATATCACTAGTCCTTAAGACTATCAGGCATATCATCAGCAAGTCCCTTCCTAGACCACCAAGCAGATAAGAACTTCCTAGCAAACTCAGGATCTTGTTGACGCAATTGAGCAGCAAACATAGTCCCTATCTTCCCTCTGATTTTATTCGATACAAGATCAAGTCTCTTTCTCTTTAGACTATCAGAAGAGTTCTGGTAAGCAGGAGAATTAACTATACTCTCAAGCACAGGTGTTAACATCTCTGCATTCATCTGACGAAGAGAACCTAACTGCTCACTTGATAACGTAACTCCCTTCAGCTTACCTGTAATACCTCCCTTATCCCATGCTACCCTCTGCATCTCTTGTTGAACAGGAGTTAGATTACTAGCATCAAACATGTGGACACTGCTCCATGCTTGGTTAATGTCTATAGTTTTTGCATCACCATACACACCATACTTCTTAGGTAACTGCTCACGAAGGATAGGGATACGAGCTTGTAACCTTTCCCATGTATTCTCTGTCTGACGATCATACCCATCAAACATCTTAGCAGTCTGTGCTAGTAATGCAGGAGTCATTGGTCGTGCAACAGTCTCTATTAATCCTTTCTGAATAGACACGTTAGGATCTACTATCATAGCTGTCAGTGTGTGCATACCCTCAAGGAAAGTCTTAGAGGTTATGTTACTCTTAACCATGTACACTAGGTTAGCAATTAACTCTTCTGCCTCCTCACTGTTGATGTCCTCATCGTCTGCATACTCTTTGGTAAAGGTAAACAAGTCAGCCGCCATAGCCAGTGGTGTAGCTAGTGGTTCAAATCTATGATAGCTTGTCCATACATCTCCTATGCGGATAGAGTAGGGTAAGATACCTGCATCTTTCCAACGCTGTCTCTCAGACGCACTACGAGGGATACTACCAGTGATCACATCCTCATCGTACATGGATCCTATTGTGGCAAACATAGTGGTGCCTATGATCTGACGAGGTATCAACTCATCATAACTCATCTTAGCTGGTTCACCATGTAAAGGTATCTTGTTAGTCCTAAGATCAAACAGTACCTTACTCACCCCTTCCTTCGTAGTCATTGATGCCCTCATAGCAGGGATGATAGGTATATAATTATAACCCTCTTTGATTATGTTCCAAGGAGTTTTAATAAATGGAACGAACAAAGCAAAGGCAGGATGATCATGACGTAGCTGCTGTATCTTACGAGGAGTACCTGCTAACTTCTGTTGAAAGGCATTGAACAAAGCATCATCACGAATCAATGACATAACTAGTCTAGCTTCCTTATCAGTATCAGCACGTTTAGCTGCCATCTCAGGAGTTGCGTCCTTGATACTAACCTTCAATCCTTTCTTCTGTCCCTCAAAGGCAACTTGATTACCTGCTCTGGTAGCTACAAAGTTCTTTGTTCGTACATCCCAGTTAGTGCTTTGTGCTGCATCACTAAATAAATCTTTCTTATACTGAGTGTACAATTCATCATAAGAACCCATGCCAGCTTTGCTATCTTCCTTGGCAAACTTAGCAGCCATTTGAAACATGCTCTGCCTACGAAACCTTGCCTTACCATACTCATCTATACCTACGATTAGCTTAGTAGGCCAGCGAATTAGAGTCTCACCTGCACCACCAAACGCTTGACCGAACTTAGTCTTGCCAATAGTGTTGTGCATATAGTCTTGCATATCAAGAAGAATATCTTCCATCTGCTCAGTGCTTAATAGCTTAGGATCATCAACACCCATCTCATCTTTAAGGAAAGTTTTAAAATCTTTCTTAGTCATCCCTAACTGACGCTCACTAATATCACGCTCTAGTGAATAACCTTTACGAAACCCTTGATTAAAATAGATAGCATCTTGACTGAATGAATCAACAGAGGCTTGCCACATAGCAGATACCTGATTCCATTCTCGCCCACCATTAGTCAATTTAATAGAGTCTGTCATAAGACCAACAGATTCTATTAGAGGTTTCATTAAGGATTGGATAAACATGGACATGATGTTTACAGCAGGCGTACCTGTACCAGATAACATACCGTTGATCATTACATCTAATCCAATACCAGAAACAGAATCATTCTTCTCATCCCTTGCCAGTACCTTACGATAGAACTCTGCTTTTTGTGCATCTCCAAACGCATCAATACGAGCAGAGTTGATAGACATTGCAGTGTTAGCAACCTCACATGCTGGTGAAAATTTCATTTACATTTAACTCCTGCGAATAAAGAATCTATCATACGATTCTCAGCAATGTCTTGCAACATCTTACGCCTATGATTTAATGCAGCAGATACTTTGCTGCCTTGTCCTTTGTTCCATGCTTGTATACCGTAGAACAAGTTAATGTCTGAATGTATCAAAGCGATTGTCTCATCCGTTAACCCAGTTGAGCTACCTAAAAGATCATAAGCATTAAACAACTTCCTTTCTACTTCTACAAACAGAGGCGATAACATCTGCATCTCTTCTGCACTAAAGATTCTATCTTTCTTTTCTTGGTCAAGGATATACTTAACCATATCTTCTAGGTCTTCAATACCATTCTTCTTAAGTAGAGTTTGTGCCCCCTTATCAATGTTCTCAAACGTATGACGACCACGCATCATCCCTCTAAGCGCAGCAGTGTCTAGTCCACGGGAACCAGCTACCTTCATAGCCATTTGACTATACTCTTCCAAGGCAGCAGTGGAGTTCTCCACCATATCCAACTTACTAAGATCAGCGTCAGTGAGTTCTTCACCTCTAGCCATCTTAACTTGGATCTCTTCCCTTGCTTCTTGTACAGCCTTCGATTCTTTTACATTAATAATCTTATCAGGATCACCACCTTTGAACTTACCTGCTACTACACCAGCAGTTTCAGCAACAGAAGCCCCAGTTGCATCTAACCTAGGGAACATCCGTTGTGCTACTTGAGTATCCAAACGTGTTTTAGCAGCATTCATATTTCCTTGTCTGCCTAATCCAGCACCTACATCTAATCTAACTGCTTTCTCAGTAGCAGACTCAAAGCCTAATACCCTGTTGATACTTGGATTAAAAGGAGTGATAGATTCTTTGACGAGAGCATCAGTGAAAGGTCTAGGTAATACCGCACCAGTACCACGTTGACCACCAGTAGACAATGAGCCAAACCCTGTAGCCCCTTTGATTGTTGATCCACTCCTATCAGCTACACTCTCTGATATTTTACTACGAGGAATGACACCTGTTTCTTCTTGTACTCTATTGTTCCACCCTTCAACCTTACTGAACCTACCTTGCTTTACATTCTCTAAATTGATAGCAGCTTTACGGAGTACATCCCCTTCTGCTTTCTGTACTTCTAATTGTTGTATAGTTTTTTGAGCCTCTATCTTACGAGCCTCTAACCTACCAGCATTAGAGCGACTACCTAGAGTAGCCTTGCCAGTAGAACCTTTAAGAGTATTTAGAATGTTATCAATCTGTCCTAATTCTGATTTACTCTTATCAAGAGTCTTAGTCAGATCATCAAGTGCTTGTTGTGATGGGGCACCTTTAGCTTGGATCTCCATCTCAGCTTGTATCTTAGC